TGATGATCGACGCTTCGGTAGAAATGTCGATCTGCGGGCCTGCGTCTTCCGACAGATAGATTTCGTCCGGGATAACCAAGATGATCTCGTTACCCGCGACGTTGTTCGACGTGAGAACCGGGAAGTTCTCAAGAACACCGCCGTTCATGCTCATATCGGGGAAGAACTTATTCCCGAGGGTGTTGCGGATCGAACCAATTGCCAACGCACGCGCGGGCGACATGAGCAACTTTGCCTGCGTCATATCGATGTTTGCAGCGATGAAGGGAGCAACAAGCGTTTGAATGTCGGCGATCAAGGCTTCCGCTGTATTGCCCGTAGCAGCAATAGAGGGCGCACCGTTGAGGATGCCTGCAGGCGAGACGTTGGCAACAGCCGCATTGGACGACACAAACGACAGGTCGAGACCCTTAGCCGTGGCCTTGAGGAGGTCAGTCTGTACGAGAGCTTCCGCAGCCGGATTCGAGAATCGGATAAGCTCCTGGTCGAGCACCGAGAGGGCGTACACCTTGGCCCACGTCAGGAACACCTTATCGAAGCCCGCTGACGTAACCGGGGCGGGTTGTGCCTCACCCACCCAGCCCACCGTAGTACCGGAGGTTTGGCTAGAGATACGAACGTTAAACGGAACCTTGCGCAGATTCAGACGACCGAGAATCGTCTGCGGGTACAAAAGCTCGATAAAGTCGCCCGCGTACTGTTCGGGGTAGATAAGGTTGCCCGCCCACTGTGCGACTTCGGTACTACCCGCTGCAACGGCGGCTTTGATGATGCCATTGACAACGGAATCGTCCTTGTAGTGCGCCTGCGCCAACGACTGAGCTACAGCAAGATTACCCTTCGACTTAGCGAGCACCATAGCCGTACGAGTGAACGCCGAACCCTTCGGGGCGTTCGTCGTGACCGATACCGCCGACTTGTCCGTAACCGTAACATCATCGGCCGACTTGGGAACAGCAACAGCGCGAGCCGCGAGCGACTTCTCCGTAGTCTTGAGCACGTCCAATTGCTTTTGGTCTGCTTCGAGCGCGGCATTAATGCCATCGATTTCTGTGAACTGCTCAGCAGTCAGGGCGACGCCTTCGGTTGCCGACTTGACGACCATAGCATCACGCTTCTCGACAGCAGCAGCCATCTTTGCAATAAGCGCCTTGATTTGTTCCGAAATAACCATTAGGAATCCTTAATAAGTGGGGTAAAAGAAGGGTTTAAGCGTTGCGCGCGGTGCGGCTTTCGCTTGATCTACTTCGGCCGCGCCTGTTGGCGGGTTCGCTTGCTCGGCTTCGGAGTTACCCGCTGGCGTCGCTGCAGCCGGGTTTTCGCCCGGTACTTCGGCTGCTACTGCAGCCTCAGCGCTTTCAAGGCTTTTGAAAGCGGTAATCATTGCTTCCGGGTTGCACGGAATAGCCGTTAATGAAAGCTCGTGGACGGAGGCTTTCGCGAAGTTGATCCCGCCGTCGTCCTTGTAGTTGTATTCCTGCGGAATGAATCCGATAGATACGCCCTTAATGAGACCCGTCTTAATGCTGTGCCACGCCTCGTCTGTGCGATCCTTTACAGTGCCCGGTTCGTCGACCTTGGCAACCTTGGCTTTGAACGGGAGGCCCTTGGCCGTCGCCTTACCGAACTCGACAGTACCTACAGGCTGATCGGACTTATGATTGAGGAGTAATGGCGTTTCTTTCTCGTAAGAGAGGCCCATCGGGTCTATTACGTCTTTCACCCTATCGGGTGTTGGAGTCGAGGCAATGCCTTCGAACTCTCGCGCATCCTCGTTGATGGACTTAATGAGAATCGCGGAGAACAGTCTGTTGTTTATGTGTTCCTCACAGGACGAACAGTTGGTAGGTGCGCTCTTGCTCTACGTCGCTCGCAGCGAGAACAGTTGCGCCAAACGCCATAGCCATAGCGACCAAACCATCGATACGACCTGTCGCCTTTTGCTTGTCGAGCTTTCGATTACCGGATGGGTCTTTGTTGACGATTGCGTTAGCTGCGCACATGGTCAGAACGGGCGTAGCGCCGTGCGCGATACGTCCATTCACTAGTTCAACTTCGAGCGCATCGAGAGCCGGAGAAAAGTCTTTGAATCCTTGTCCGTGTGGTACGAGGGGCAGTTTGCCGCCGTCCTTGGCGGGCGTTTCCGCGTCTATACCGAGGTCCGAGAATTCCTTTTTAAGGAGGTCGATACGCCAACGGTCATAAGCGATAGAGTGCAGACGCAAGCCGTCGCATATCTCCGCAATGTCGCGGGCCACGTACTCGTAATCGACAGAGCGGCCGGGAGTGGTTCGGATGTACCCCTGTTCGGCCCACAGGTCATAAGGAGCGCGGTCTCGCTTGGCGCGGTCCTTAAGGCCCTCAGCGGGCGTCCAGAAATACGCTTGCGTCTGCCACACACCCTCGATACGCCCTATGAGCACGAGACAAGTAAGGTCTGTGCGTGCAGATAAGTCGAGACCTCCGAATACCTGCGTACCCACGTCGAACTCGCGAGGAGCCGTACCGCATGATTTCCATACGTCCCGCGAGATAAACGGAGCGACCGTAGACACCCGCTGATTGAGAATCAGGTTTCGGAACGTGTTTTCGACCGAGGGCATTCGTACTGCTTGCTTGGCCTGCTCCTCTACGTCCTTCTCGGAACGAAATACGCCTAGAGCGGGATTCGCGGCTTTCCATGCGGCGCGGTCCATAAGCTCCGCGTCTTGGTCGGCCGCGTACAACCTGCAGACAATGTGCGGGTCGTTGCTCTTAAGCGCATCGTCGATCCATAC